GCCCTATCAACCCCGTCTTCTGCAAAACGAACTTCACGCCAATCTTCAACGCTTCAACGTCTTGGTAATGCACCGTCGCTTTGGTAAGACCGTCTTTGCTATCAACCAACTGATTAAGTGGGTCACTGAGTGCCCACATGAACGCCCACAAGGCGCTTACATTGCACCGCTCTACAAGCAAGCCAAGCGTGTGGCCTGGGAGTACCTGAAAGAGTTCACTTATCCTATCCCCGGCATGAGCTACTTCGAAGCGGAGCTAAAGGCACAGTTCCCAACAGGTGCCAGCATCTCGCTTGCCGGGGGCGATAATCCTGATTCACTGCGTGGCATCTACCTGGATGGATGTATCCTTGATGAAGTTGCGCAGATGTCACCCCGGCTGTGGCCACAAATCATCCGTCCTGCATTGTCAGACCGAAAGGGTAAGGCTATCTTTATCGGCACCCCATTTGGTATGGGCAACCAATTCCATAAGCTCTACGAGTTAGCGCACGACACCGACAACTGGTACCGTAAGCTATGGACGGTTGAGGACACCGGCATCATAGACCCTGATGAACTCGAGGCCGCGCGTCGTGAGATGTCAGAGGAGGAGTTCGAGCAAGAGTTTATGTGCTCCTGGTCCGCTGCCGTTAAAGGCGCTTACTTTGGTAAACAGATGGGCGTAGCCGAGAATGAAGGCCGCATCGGCGAAGTCCCATACGACCCATCACTACCTGTCATTACTTCATTCGACCTGGGCGCCAAAGATGCAACAGTTGTCTGGTACTGGCAAAAGGTCGGCGCCTGGTATCATGCTATCCGATGTGAAGCGTTCAGCTTCACCATGATTAAAGACATTGTGAAACAGGTTAACTCACATGGCTATGTCTTTGCTGGCCACATTGCACCCTTTGACATTAATGTATTCGAGCAAGGTCGGGGCTCACGCAAGCGCCAGTATCAGGCCCTAGGTATCAACTTCAAAGAAGCGCCTAAGCCTCGAGACATCAGCCGACAATCCGGCATTAATAAAGTCCGGTCCATGTTGCCAATGATGCGCTTTGACCGTAAGAATTGCGCGGACGGTATTGAAGCATTGAAGATGTACCGGACCAAGTTTGACGAAATGCGCCAGGTGTTCAGCAATGAGCCCTTACATGATTGGTGTAGTGACTTTGCCGACTCTGTGAGGTACTTCGCTATTGCACATCACAAGATAGATATGTACACCGAACAAGACTCAATCGACTATTCTGAAATTGACCAGGGGCGCTACTGATGCAGGAAGGCGAAATCATACAATTATTAAACCGTGAAGTGGACCAGGCGCAAGGCTATGACTCTGATGTTCTGGCTGCACAGCGAACCAAGGCCCTCAATTACTATAACGGCAAGATGGCCGCTGCCGCAAAAGGCCGCTCTCAACTTGTATCTCATGATGTCGCTGATGTGGTTAATGCACTCATGGCCCAAGCCTCAGAGATATACCGTTCATCCGTTGTAGAGTTCGACGCAACCAGCGAGGAAGACGAACCCCAAGCGCAGCTTGAATCAGACCTCATCCGCTACATGATAGAAACCAATGACGAGTGGAGAACCTTTGACAACGCGAGCTTCGACGCTTTCCTCCAGGCCAATGGGTGGATACGGGTTGAACTGGCTACCGATGAGAACGTTGAGCGCGACAAGTGGGAAGGCCAGCCGCTTGAGGCGGTTATGAACATCACCACACCGCAAGCCGAAAACGAGGTGATTGAACTCGAAGATATGACGGAAAACGAGGACGGCACTTTCGACTTCACTACTGTCAAGACCACGACCAAGCAACGGCTGGACATCACCTGCGTTTCCCCTGACGTGATGCTATTCAGTCCGGCCAGTGACCAGTATGACCTCCAGCAACTTCGATTTGTGGGCGAGCGCAAGCTGTACACCGTGGCCGAACTGGAAGAAATGGGCGTCAGCAAGGACGCCGCCGAAGCCATGACCACCATCACGGATAACTACTGGCCCGCCATTGTCGCTCGTGAAGGGGAATTCTCCGAAACCACCAATGATGAGGAAGGCGGCAAACAACCCGCCACCGTCCTGAAAGAAACCTTCATCTGTTACATCCTGATTGACCAAGAGGGTAACGGGAAGGTGGAACGCCGTCGCATCCATTACGGTGGTAGCAAAATCATCAGCGATGACCCCTACAATTATGTTCCCTATGTGACCGGCTCACCCCTACCCATGCCACACCGCATCCAGGGTTATGGTATGTACGACCAACAGCGATGTGTGCAAGATGCAAAAACCGGCATCCTTCGTCAGTACATGGACAACCTCGACGTGATGAACAAGTCCCGCGTGGGCTATATACGTGGCGAAGTCAACCTGAACGAACTACAAGAGGGTCGCATCAATGGCGCCGTGGGTATGGAATCCAGAGATTCTTTATGGTCCCTGGAATCCAACAACATCGGCATGGAAGCCATACAGGGGCTGAACTACCTTGACCAGGTACGTACTTCTCGTGGTGGCGCTGCTCTGGATATGAATAATGGCGACTTCCAAATCGCGCAATCCTCAGCCGCTGCAGCAGTCGGCGAGCTGAACGCCAAGGAACAGATGGCCGGGTACTACTGTAAGAACCTGGCGCACAGCCTAGTGAAAGGCACTTTCCTGCTCGCTCATAAGTGCATGCGGGAAAACTGGAGCGGGCCTATCGGGGCCAAACTTCGCGGGAAGTGGACCCGAACCAGCCCATCAGACTGGCAGGAACGTGACCATGCGCGCATTACGGTTGGCATGACCACACAGGAACGCGCCTCACGGGTGCAAGGTCTATCCGCGCTGATGGCGTGGCAAACCGAGATGATAGATAAAGGCTACGAAGGTATCATCACTGACCGCAACAAGGTTTACAACGCGGGCGCCGATTGGATACGTGCAGCGAACCTCGGGCCGAACCCAGAGGAATACCTGGTTGACCCGGCCAGTGAGGAAGCCAAACAAGCGCAGCAAGCCAAGGACCAGCAGCAACAACAGATGCAGCAACAGCAAGAGGCCATGCAGCAGCAACAGAATCAGATGGCGCAAATGGCCCTTCAATTGCAGCGCCAGATTGAAGTGATGAAGGATGCTACTGACAGATGGCAGACTCAGATGCAAACTCAGTATGATTACTATAAAACCAACGTGGATGCAGAAATACAGGAAGCCGAAATGACGTCAAAAGGTGTACTAGAATTAAACCGACAGGACCAGAGCAGTGCAGCAGGCGAGTAAACAAGCGCGAAAGCTACTCAACGACGCCCTGGAGCAACTTGACCAACAGATATTCAAGGAAATAAAAAAGGTCAGAGGCTATCAGGACAAGCGCGCAAGGCGCGAGGATTTACTCAATCAACTGGATGTGGTTGAGCGTGTACGCAAGGAACTCAATAAATTAATGGTGGAGACTACCGATGACACAGAATGAATCCAATCAACAGGCGTCCGATGATGTATGGAAGCAACTCGATAGTGAAATTACAGGAGTACCGGACACAGAGGGGCAACTGGGGGATACCCATGTCGAAAACGAGCCGGCAACCGAAACCGACTCAGGGAGAGATGACACAAGCCAGGGAGGTGAAGGAACCGAGAGAGCCGGACCCGCCGACACTGACGCAGGCGATAGACCCGACGACGGGACTGGACGTGAGTCTGGAAGTGAGCGCGAAGATAACGCCGAAATTGATTACGCACTGGAAGTTGAGGTTCCAATGCCTTATGGCATGGAAAAAATGACTGTCGGGGCCATGAAAGACGCAGTGTCAGAGATGCACTTGCGGCAAGAGCGCATGGATAAACAGTCAAACGAAGTCATGGTGGAGCGCAGCGAATTGGGGAATATTGTTCAACAGCTTGAACCCTATTTAACCCCCGAGGTGCTGGACACCATCAAACAACGCAGACAAGCCGTGTTGGCTCGAGAGAATCAACGCATGCTTGAAGTAATACCGGAATGGGAAGACAACACCGTCTTCCAGACTGACCGCAAAGTAATGCAGTCACTGGCGGGGGAATACGGCTTTTCTGAACGAGAGTTCAAAACAGTGAGTGACCACCGTCTTGTTAAGTTATTGCGCGACTACTCGAACCTGAGAAGCCGTGTAGAGAAAGCGCGCACCGAAGCAAAGCCGATTAGCAAAGGCAAGCAAACAAAACCAGGCCGACAGGTAGCGAAGTCGAGAGACACCGCGAAACTGGTAGAAAATGCCAAGGCATCCAGTGACCAGGCGGTCAAGGATGCTGCAATCACACAACTAATTGGAGAAAGCTGACATGGCTACAAGTAATACAGATACCACGAACCTGCGCGCCGCCCAAGCGGGAGGATTAATCCGTGAAGATGTGATGGAGAAAATCTGGCAGATTGACTCTTTCCCCCTTCCCCTCACTGACCAGTGCAAGAAAGGCACCTCAGACAACGACTACAAAGAGTTCACCATGGATGAGCTCGGCGATTCAGTCACGACCAACAAGGTGGTGGATGGCGCCGACCTGGACCAGAACGATGTCAAACTTGGGACGCGTGTCGGCAACTGGCACCAGACCTCAGTGAAGGAAATCCGCATATCCAAGCGGGCCAATGCGGTCAAGTCGATTGGACGGGCGGGCACGCTGTCCTATCAAGTGTCTCAAGCTCAGAAACGCCTTCGCCGGGATGTTGAGTCACAGATGTGTACTCAGCAACCTAGCATTCAAGGGGATGGCAACACTGTTGCGGGCCAATCCGCTGGTCTGGGCGCGTGGATTCAGACCAACACCATACGCGGGGCAACCGGCGCCGATGGTGGGTTCAACTTCACCACTAAAATCATCGACGCACCCACACCAGGGACACCGGCTGCACTGACCGAGAAAGACATCCGTGATGTTGCTCAAGCAGTCTATGAGCAAGGGGGCAACACACAATACCTGATGTCAGTCCCGGCTGTGATTCGGATTATCTCCGAGTACCTGTTCAGCGC